GTTATCGAGTTCAGCGAGGATCGCGTCCTGTTCGGAAACAGGCAGCGAGGAGATGCCGGCCGCGGGAGCTGCGGTTTCGGCAGGAGCCGTCGGCTGCGAGAGCGCGGCGAGCTCAGCTTCGGCTTCCTGCTGGCGACGCAGGATTTCGGCGCGACGTGCGGCGATAGCCGGATCTTCGACCGGGGCAGCAGCAGCGGCCGGGGCCGGAGCGGCAGCAGTCGTGGCAGGTGCAGCGGCAGCAGAAGCTACCGAGGCGTCTGCAACAGCAGCGGCGGGCGAGGACAGTGCAGCAGTCGGCGTGCGAACGCCGGCCGAGGTAGCAGGACCAGTCAGGGCCGGAACAGCGACACCGGCGATCTGCGCGATGCAGTTCAGTGCCTTCTGTTCTTCACCGCGGAAGAAGTTCTGCGCGATGAAGGCGTGCAGGTCGACCGTCCGCGAGAGAACCTCGGGGCTGACGGGCTTCGACGGAGCCGGATCGACCATCACCTCATACTTGGTATTCAGACCCTTGCCGGTCTTGGTGATGATGATGTCGACACCGGTCAGCGGGTCGGTCAGATCGCGACCAGCGTCGTCGTAGACGCCAACGAGATCCATGACCTTGCCGAAGGTGGTGCCGGTCAGTTCGAGCGGAACGGCCTCGTCGGCGTTACCGGAGCGATCGACAACGTTGAGGAGGACCGACTTCTTGGCCTTCCACTCGTTGTAGAGCTCCTTGGATTCTTCATCCATCGCCGAGTTGATCGCCATTTCGATCGCGGTGTTCAGGACGGACGGCTGCTGGTAAACCGTGTCGCAGTCGCCGACGACAGCCAGCGGCTTACCGTTCTTGTCTGCCTTGATCCAGTGAACGCCGAGATCGGCCCAATACTGGCCGGAAGCCGGAACCCAGGGAGCCTGGGCAGGGGTCGGGGCCAGAAGACGGTAGGTATTGCGACCGTCCTTGGGCTTAACGGTCTTGCTGGAGCCGCCAGAATACTTGTTCTTGGCGCCGGAGACCGCCTTCTTCAGTTCAGGGCTGAGAGCCATATGCTTAGTTCCTTCGTGCTTTTGTGCTTTGTGCTTTCGACTTGCCTTGATAGCTATCCAGCTATCTAGCTACTTACTTATAGCGATGTGTCGATGGGATCGCTCAAGTCCCGAGTGGTCAGGCCGCCTTGCGGGACGGACGGACCAGGCCAGAATTCTTCCAGTTGTTCGACAGTTCGGCTGCGTCAGCAGCTTCGAGGCGAGCTTCCTCGGCCTTGGCTGCGGCCTTGGCTGCCTTGCTCTCCGCCTTTTCAGCCTTGGTGACGTGCAACGTTTCGAGCTTGTCGAGGTCGCGAACGACCTTGCTCTGACGGGCGACGACACGATCGATGGTCAGTTCCAGGCCAAGGAACTTACGGAGATATGCAATGAATGCGTCCATGAGGATCTTCCTTTTGAAGGGCGTCACACTAAGTAAGTGCTTACTTACTTTATAGCGTAAATGACGAGGGATTGCACTTAATTTACGGAATTTTCGTCCGCTGCCTGAACGCCATTGCGGCGCGCAAGACGATCGAGCGTGCTCTGCTTGGACTGCTCGACCGCGTCTTCGCGTGCCGACTTTTCACGGATGGACAGTTCGCCCTTCATCTCCTCGCGGGAGATCAGACCGAGCTGCACCAGCATGTCGCGCCGGTGCCGGAAGGACTCGACAGCGGTCTTGCCGATCGCCTCGACGCGCTTGGCATCGTTCAGCGCCTTCTTCATCCCGACGACGCGCGGATGACGGGCGATGCGGGTCGCGATCGCGCCTTCGGTGATCTTCTCGCCGGCCGTTGCCGCTTCGTTACGGACGATCTGCGAGACAGCAGCCTCGGTGTTCTCCAGGAGCATCTTCACCACGTCGACCTGCTTTGCGGCGTCAGCGGCGAGAACGCCATAATATGAGAACATGGACGCCTGGGAGATCATGGCGTCGGTCAGATTGTTCGGGGAGAAGGCGAGGTCGCGCTTCAACTGTGCAGCATCGATGAAGTCGCGGACCTGATAGGAGGTCTGCTCCTTCGCGGCGTCGGCCGTCGTGGGAGTCGTCATGTTGTGGTTCCTTGTTGATACTGAAATTATAGCGATTTCGCGATCGGAGAGCGCATTTAGAAAGCGCCGAAAGTGCTGTTGCCTTCGTAGAGCTTCTCCCGCTCCTCAGCTTCTGCCAGCTCGCGTTCCAACTTCTTCTTGTGAGCTTCCATATCGCGGGCGAGATTGTTCGCAACCGCCCGCTGGTGCATACGCGCAGCCGCGAGCTCATTCGGACCCTCGGGCGTCGAGGGAGGGGTGATGCCGATGGAACTCAAACCCATGATCTTCTCCCACTCATCGATCGCTTCTTCGCGCTCGTCTTCGGTCATGTCGTTCCAATCCGTGACTTCGTGCTTGTCGAGAACCTTGTGTCCGAAGTTGCAGTTCGGAACGCGGTGATCGTCGCAATACCACCAGGCGCAGGGCTGGTCGGGCTTCATCATGGTCGAGGTCATGATCTCGCCGTCCCAGGTCGTAATCGTGCCTGGCACCCTGACGGAGCCGTAAGTCGTCGGGAACGGCACGAATGGCGCGGGATCAGCCGTCGGTTTCAAAACCATCTTGGGCGGTTCAGTTTCGGGAGTTTCGGCCTGCTCCGGGAAGAAATAGTCCCGGAGCCTCTCGCCGAAGGTCTTCTTTACCGGCTCGTTTGATACCAGCCGGATAGCGGATACCGGCCGGAGCATCATGATAAGCAATCCGCGACTGAGGCGAACACCTCGTTCATGTTCTGCTGCTTGTCCGGATCGTGATAAATCTCACCGGGGCTAAAGCCGATCACGACGTTGGCGTCATACTTCTTGGAGTAGATCACCTTGCCGGCCGCGTCGGATGCCTTGCCCTTGAAGTCCGGGATAAAGTGGCGAACCGTCTGCGAGCCGAGAAGCACGATAACGGGCGGCTTGAGCAGTTCGATCTCCCGCTCCAGATACGGCCAATAGGTGGCAATCTCGTCGGGCGTGACCTGCTTGCCGCGCTTCGGGCGCTTGATCAGGGCCGTCCAATAGATATTCGAACGGTCGAGCGATGCCGCTTCCACAGCCTCGATCACAGCGTTGTTCGACATCGAGAAGCCCATGACGCCGCCCGTGTCTTCTTCGTTGCCAGGCGCGTCCGAAATGATCATGAAGTCGGCATCGCGGCCAAAGAACGGCTTGACCGGATATCCGTCAGTCATCGTTGCCTTGGGGCCATGCGCTGCGCGGTATTCGTCCACGAGCTCGCCGAGCGCTTCCTTCGTGTCCTTGTCCTTCTCCAGCTCGTGCTCGATCGGAACGTGGCCAGCGACCAGGCCCGGCAGCAGTTCGATCTGGTCCTTGATGCGGCTCGGATCGTTTGCAGCCTTCTGACCAGGCTCGATGCGCGCAAACGCGCCGACGAGATCCAGAGCCTCCTGGACGCGCTTGTTACAGACCCGCTTCTCCACGCGGGCCAGGAAGTCGTTCTTGTCGGCAAACAGTCCCGACTTCCTGGCCTCGAGAATTGCGGTGGTAGCCTTTTCGGACAGGCCCTTGATGCGCTGCAACGGCATGACCAGGCGCACAGGCGTTGCCATTTCGAAGCGATCGGTCGAGATATTGATGTCGGGCATCGATACGTCGATACCGAGCGACTTCGCATCGCGGATGATGCCAGTCAGCTTCTCTTCCTTCTGAACGGTCAGCGCTGCGGCATAGAACTCGGCCGGATGGTAGGTCTTCAAATACATGGCCTGGTAGGAGATCAGGGTGTATTCGACGGAGTGAGACTTATTGAAGCCGTAGCCGGCGAAGCCTTCGATCTTGTCGAAAAGAGCGCCCGCCCAATCCTCGGTGCAGGCGATCGTCGCGACACAGCCGTCGCAGAACTTCTTCCGCTCCTTCTTCATCTCCTCCGGCAGCTTCTTGCCCATGATCTTGCGGAGCTTGTCAGCGGCCGCGCCCGAGTAGCCGGCGATCACCTGGGAGATCTTCATGACCTGTTCCTGGTAGACGATGACGCCGAAGGTTTCCTCGAGCACCGGCTCCATCAGCGGATGGTCGTATTCGATTTCCTCGTTGCCCTGCTTGCGCAGATAGAAGCTGTCCATCATGCCCGACTCCATCGGGCCAGGGCGGTAGAGCGCGGTCGCGGCCGTGATATCCTCAAACGTGATGACGCCGGTCGAGCCGAGCTCCTTCAAGAGCCGGCGCATACCTCCGGACTCGAACTGAAAGATCGCGGTCGTGTTTGCCTTGGCGAAGTTTGCCAGCACCTTCTCGTCATCGAGAGGGATGCGGTTAAGATCGAGACGCTTGCCGGTATTTTCGCGGATATAGTCGAGCGTCAGGGTCATCAGGTCGAGCGTGTTGAGCCCGAGAACGTCCATCTTGACCAGACCCTGGTCTTCAACGATGCGCTTGTCCCAGCAGACGACGTTGCCGTCCTTGCGCCGCTCAACGACCGCACGGTCGACGATATCGACCCCGCCGACGATGACGCCGCCCGCGTGCTGGCTGAAATTGCGGATCGTGCCCTCGAGGCGCTCCATGATCGGCCAGTGGCCCGGATAGTGATTGGCGAAGTCGTCAATATCGGCGACCTGCTTGCGCGCCTCGGGCAGCGGCACGTTCTGGCCGTGCAGCTTCGGCACGAACTTCGAGACGGAATAGTCCTTTTCGGGGATGAGCGTCACGCGGCCGACATCGCGGATCGCGGATGCGGAGCCGAGCGTTCCGTAGTTGTTGACGCCAGCTACCCGCTTCTCGCCATACTTCTTGGTGAGGTATTCGAAAATCTCGTGCCGGCGCTCGGACATGAAGTCGAGATCGGCGTCGGGCAAGTCGATACGTTCCGGATTGATGAAGCGCTCAAACAGCAGTCCGAAGCGGATCGGATCGCACTCGGTAATGCCCATCAGATACGCGACAAGGGATCCGCCCACGGAACCACGACCAGGACCGACCATGATGCCCGAGTTTTTCGCGAACTGCACCACGTCCTGCACGAGCAGGAAGTAGCCCGAGAAGTTCAACCGCTTGAGGGTTTCGAGCTCGTAGGCGAGGCGCGGCTTATAGACCTCGACCAGTTCCTTCGCGTCCGGCTGATGCCCGAAGATCGGCGCGGCGAAACGGAGCTTCCAGCCCTTCTTGCACTCCTCGACGACGGCCGCAAACTCGTCCGGCGCCATGATCGGAAGCGAGACCTCGGCCTTCTTCCATTCGTATTCGACGGCAGCGACCAGCATTGCGGTGTTGAACAGCCCTTCCTTGAACTTCAAAGCGGTAGCCGACGGATCATTGCCGCGCTTGACCAGGTGGGCGACAGCCTTCTTCATCTCGCCGACGAGCTCGGCGTTGCCCATGACGTGCATGTCGCGATTGTGCCGCGAGCGGAACCACGGATCGGTCACCTTATGGTTCTCGGAGATCGCCGTCATGATCTCCTGGGTGTCGGCTTCACCCTGGCCGTAGAAGGCCGGACGCACGACGATCGGCTTGACGGCGCCAAGACTGATCTGCCGCAGTGCCAATTCGTTCAAGCGCCCGTAATAGGGCGTGTCGATCGGGACCAGCGGCGCATAGATCATTTCAACCTGGTCATTGAGCTCCAGGACGATATCGTCGACATTCGGATGCTCCAGAACCGAATGGGCATCACCAAGCACAATCGCGAGATCGTCGCCGGCCAACCCTTTCAACTCCGCATAGAGATCCTCGAAGCCGAGCTTGGCCACGTAATAGAAGCGGTCGTCGGAGTTCGCCAGCGTCAGCAGCCGGAAGATCGCCTTGATGCCGGCTTCCTTGAGCGCGTAGACGGTCAGGAAGTAGGAACGCGGCATATCCTTCTTCTTCTCGCCGTCGCCAGGGCGCCAGGTCGGATTATCAGACAGACGCAGCCGGCAGCCGATGACCGGCTTCAAGCCTTCGGCCTTGGCCTTGTTGGTGAAGTCGATCATACCGGTGACGGACATCGTGTCGGTCATGGCGATCGCCTTTGCGCCCGCATCGACGGCGTTCTTGATCAGAACCTTGGTCGTGAGGATGCTTTCGCCGACTGAGAAATCAGTCCGCGCTGCAAGGATCGAGTGCATCGAATTACCCCTTGAGGGCGATAACGCCGTCGTTGTTGATGATTGCGCCGACGTGTTCGAGCGCCTGAATTGCCATGCGGGCATGCGCGTCTGCGGTGCCCTGCTGCCATTCGAGCTTCTTGACGAAGGCGGTTGCGATCAGCGCCCGGTCGAGCCGGACGTTCTTGAGATTGAGGAGCAGATGGCCGACGATCTGCATGAAGCGCATGGACTGTCCGAACGGGTTCTCACCGCGGGCGAACTTGCCCTTCACATCGTAATTTCCACGATCGAGCCTATCGATCAGTTCCTGGGTCTTCTTCGGCAGCACCAAGACTGCTTCGTTGCGGTTCGCCTCACGGGCGGCCTTTTCGGCTTCACGCGCCTGCTTCTGATCGGCAAGCACTTCCTGGGTCGTCTTGATGCCGTAGCGCTCGCGCAAGACCTTCTGAGCCTCGAGGTGAGCGGGCTCACACAAGCTCAAGAACTTGCATCCGCGGCAGACGGTGTCGTCCTTTTTGAATGCGAGGGCTGAACCAAAGCAGCCCGGCGCCAGATGGGGAATGGTCGTCATGATCGTCCTAGTTCGAAATCAGCCGCCCGATCTGGGTGACTTCGTCCATAATCTGCTTGCGTTCGACGCGGGAGGCGCCCATGAAGTCGAAGATCATGGCCGAGGTGATACGGTGGGGCATGGCGTAGGAAACGCCGAGCTCCTTGGCGTGTGCTGCTTTCGCCTCGAGATCCCTCATGCGGACCATCAGCTCCGGAGGATTGTCCTTCAGGAACGTCAGGAACAGCTTTGCCCGGTCAGAGACGCGGGTGAGGGCGTAGGCGAAGCAATTCTCCTTCTGGAAGGTCTCGTCCTGGCGTTCGGCCGTGTCAGCGATGACTTCGCCGAGCGTCGAGCCGTTTGCGCCAGATGCTTCCTCAGAGCCGTAGCTCGCCTCGAGGGACGCGGCGACGGTCTCGTCATGGAACCGTTCGAACGTCTTCTCGATCCAGCGGTTGATATGCAGGCGCATGCCGCGGTAGAGGAACGTCTTGAAGGCGGCGCCGGCCGTCGGGTCGAAACGGTCGCAAGCCAGGCACCAGGCGATCCACAATTCACCCTCGATATCATCCAGGGTCTGCGACTTGGCCCCAAGCGCGTGAACGCGCTTGAGAACCTTATACGCGAATGCCTTGACCTGCGGGCGGTCGAGCTTCGGATCGCGCTTGATCATGCTGCGCCTCCGAATACGCGCTGCATGTATTCCTGCACGACCTTCTTATCGACGCGCGACAGACGGTTGGCGAAGGCGAGCTCCATGCCGAGCGTCCAGTTGCCACCGTAGGCGATACCGAGCGAGGCGCAGCGGATCAGCTCGCGCGGCGAGACCGTCATGGTGATCTTGCCATCACGGAACAGCTTGCGGACCTCGTTCGCCATCTTGACGATCTTGGAAGCCGATGCGGCATCGATGCCGGTCTTCGACTGCAGGATCGCGGTCTCGATCTTCGCTTCCATGTATTCGACTTCTTCGGTGATCGCGAAGCGCGAATAGTTGGCTGCGTTCTGAACCAGCGTGCCCTGGTAGAGGCCGGTTTCATCGCCGACACCGTTGGTGTTGCCGGTCGCGACGAAGCGGAAGTTCGGATGCGGCACGATCTTGCGGAAGTGCGGAGGAGCATCCTTGATCAGCAACGCCTGGCCTTCGAGAACCGGCTGATAGACCGCGGTGACGGAGGGCATCGCGAAGTCGTATTCGTCGGCGCAATAGACCCAGCCGTTGATCATTGCCATCGGAAGCGGCCCGAGCTGGAACTCGGTGACGGACTGCTGCTGAATGACCTTGACCTTGGCGCCGGTCGGATCGAGCACCTCGACTTCGACAGCCTTGGAGCGAACCGTCCACTGTCCGAGCACGTCGGACTCCTGCATGTTGATCGTATGCTGAACACGAATGAACGGACGGCGCGTGCGGGCTGCCGCCTGCTGCAGGACCGTCGTCTTGCCGGTGCCGTGAAAGCCCCAGAGGTAGGTCGGCATGTTCAGCTCAAAGCCGATGATGACCTTCTTCAACAGGTCGATGTTGAAGACGTAGGACTTGTCGAGGTCCGGCAGATAGTCGGCCGAGCCGGCGTCGTGGCCTTCGAGAACCTTGATCGGGATCGGCTGACCCTTGGCCGACAGAGCGGCCGGCGCGTTGCCGAGTTCGAACAGCTCGTGGAAGAACGCCTGCTTGACGGTGATCTTCGGCGCGGCGACACCGGTCGCTGCCGCAACCATCTGCGCCTGGATATCGGCGGCATCGGCACCAGGCGCTACAGCGGCTGCCTGGGCCTTTTCAGCCTCGGCTTTCGCCATCAACGCCTTTGCGGTTTCAGAGAAAAGCGGCTCGCCGGGAAACTCGGCTTGATACCGCTCGATGGTCCAATCGGGATGGGTCTTCTTAATGTGACCCTGGATTGTATGAACGCGCACATTGTCGATGTGGCACAGAATCTTCCCGTCCGACGCAGTTGCCGCTGCGCCAGCTTCAATAGCCTGGCTCATGTCATTCCCTCTTGTGATGAAGCGCTTTCGCGTTGCGCTATAAGTAAGCTCTTACTTATTTCTGACGTGGGACGCAAGCGGGGAAATAAGTCCCCGCTTACTTTTTTTTCAGATCGACGTGAGGATCTTCTTGATTTCGGACATGACCTGGGTGGGCAAGTCCTGGGCCTTCTTGAGGACCGTATACTTCGGGTAGAACCGGCTCACGGAGTCGTCCATGATGCCGATGCCGACGCACTCAATGCCCATCTTCCCGAGCTGCTTGACGACATACGTCAGGTGAGGGCCGCACTTGTGGCTGCCGGCCGGCTGACCGTCGGACAACACCAGCATGACCTTGCGCTTCTCGCTGCGCTTGAGCAGACGTTCGGCTGCGTATTCGAGGGACTCGCCGTCGACGTTGCCGGCCAGACCTGCCTGCGCATTCTTCATGAAGGCGAAGCGAGCCTTGACCGTTGCGGTCAGACGCTCGTCGAAGGTCTTGTAGATCGGCAGCACCAGCGGCGTCGTGCGATCCCAACTGATGCGCGCGGCCTTTGCGTCGTTGGCCATCGCCTCGCGCATCGAGGCGGGCATTCCACCCCAACCGCCCGTCGTGAAGCCGATAACCTCGTTGGCGATCTTGACGCGATCGAGCGTGGAGCAGAGCGCATAGCCGGCCGTCATGGCGAGCGCCATCTTCGGACCACCCATCGAGCCGGAGTTGTCGATCACGACCGAGACGGCCGTGTCCTTGCTCTCATGCTCCTGCTTCTGCGTGAACACGCGCGGGTCGCCCTGCGGAACGCGGAACAGCGACGGTGCGTGCAGCTTGCCGTTACGATGACCAGGCGTGCGGATGACATGGGACTGAGACGCCATCATGCGCTCGATGTCCTTCTGCATCTTCGAGGTCATCTGCCGCGTTTCGTCTTCCATAGCCGGAACCCAGGTCGGGTCCATGGTGGAAGGCACCGGCACCGGCTTGATTTCGTCAAGCTCGCGGCTGAAGACGAGATACTCGCGAGGGTTCATCGCAGCGACGGCCGCGTCGGAGATCTTGATCGCGATCTGCGAGGACATGTCGACCTTTTCAAAGGCGTCGTCGTCGTAGTCGAAGAGGCTCCTGGCGCCACCGTTACCGACACCGCCTCCTCCTCCCTGGCTTTCCTGGTCGGATCCTTCGCCGACCTCGCCTACACCACCACCATCAGCGCCGGACGTAGTGACTTCCGAGACGTGATTGCGACGGCCTTCGTCCTCATCGCCGTCGCCATCGTCGCCCGATTCACCGCCTGCCGAACTTCCGGCGTCGTCATCGGCATCATCCTCGGAAGCACCGGCAGAGCCGTCGTCATCTCCTTCGTCGTCCTGATCCTCATCTGCGCCATCAGGCTTGCCCGACGGCTCGCCGTCGTCCACGTCGCTCTCGCTATCATCGCCGTCACCCGCATCGCCGGTGTCATCGTCGTCGGACTCATCCTCGGAGCCATCATCAGCGCCAGAGCCGTCGGCGTCAGTTTCTTCGTCCTTCTCGCCGTCGCTCTCGCCTTCATCGTCAGTTTCATCGTTGGACTTCGGCTCAGGCTTATCCTTCTTGTCCTTCTTGTCTGATTTATCGGACTTGTCGGGCTCGGTCTCGCCTTCATCATCGGCCGCAGACTTTGCGCCCTTGCCGTTCTTGCCAGGCTTCTTGTCCTTATGATCGCGCTCGCCGTCGCCATCGCCTTCACCGGCCTCCTGGTCGGGCTTGTCCTTCGACTTGCCCTTCTCCTGCTTCGGAGGAGGGGGCGCCACAGGTGGCGCGGGCGGGGCAGGAGGGGGAGGCGGCAGGATCTTGCCGGTCAGAATGTCATG